AATTAACACCTTTTGGTTTTTTGTTAGATGCTTTTCTAATATTTGCCATATCATCTAATGTTTTGATAAACTTTTTAGGGTCTTTTTCAAATGCGTTGTATATCTGATATGATTCTGCAAATCCAAATAATTCATCAAGAGATTCTTGTTGTGCTCTTGATAGTTTTGGAAATTGTGTAAAGTCTGCAAATGGTTGTGATTCATTTACTGGTTTGTATCCACCTGCACGAGTAATCTTTTTTAATTTTTCTTTATCTTTTTTTCTTTTACTTCTGAATGCGTAAGGTGTATCGTAGTAAATGCCAGTTCCCATTGGATTTGCTGCACCTGCTGATGCTGTTGTGGATGCTTCATCAACATCTCTTTTATGTCTTTTGACGATTTCCATAACGTGCATTTTGATAAAGTTAGTATCTCTTTCAAAGTCCTCACCAATCATTTCAGCTACTCTACCTAATTGAAAAGAAATAATATTTGTTAATTCTATTCCGTGTTCAACTGGGTCGTGGTCAACTTCTTCACCATTAACAACTTGTTTTTCCATTTCAAAGATGTGGTCCATTTCTTTTGCAGAACTAACGACTAATTCCTTAGCTTCATCACTAAGGTCTTTCTCCATTAGTTTTTGATAAAGAATAACTGCTGACTTGCAGATATCGAAATGTTTAGTTTTATATCCTAAGATATCAATGTTTTCACCACCACCGAAATGGTCTGGCTTATCATTTTCTTGTTCATTTAGTTCTTGTAAAACAAGATGACGAATAGCTTCTTTTAATTTACTTACTTTGACGCGTCTGGACATTTTTGATTTCCTTAATTAATTCATAATATCTCATCAATGCAACCACGTGTTTATCTTTCACGATTTTTCCTTTTGTAGCGGTGTCAGTATATTCAATAGCTTCTGATAATTTAATCTTAGTAATCTTATCATTTACTCTTGGTAGTAATTTAGTTAGAGCTCTTTTGATTTTTACTACTTCGGAATCAATAAATTCTTTTAATGAATTAGTGTTGGATACATTGTTGATATATTGTTTCAACAAGTTTTTTTGATTTTCATTTAAAGATTTATACTTAGAATTAAACTTATCCACTAATAACTGATAACTTAACAACCTTAAATCTTTATCTTGTTCTTTATAGTTTTCAGTTATTTTGTTAGATTTTTGTATTTTTTTACTATTACTAACAATATGTTCAGTTATAGTGATTACTGAATCTGTTTTTTGAACTGGTCCAAAATCTTCTTTGCCAGTTTCTACACCAAATACTTTATAGATTGAAGCCATAACTTTAAAGTTAGGTATTCTTGTATTAAAGAATTCTTTTATGTCATAATTTTCTTTAATTGTTTTAATTAAATTGTATTTTTCGTTATTTAATCTACGATTAGATAATTTTCTACGACTTTTAATCACTGCTTCAACTAATGTTGCGGCATGCGAATCGTTTTTGTATTTTTTTTCTAATAAAACTTGATAAAGTGCGTATTCTTTACCCAATTCGGTGTTTTTATTAAAGAATTCTTTAAAAATCTTTACCGATTTTGGTTTATTTGAATCGTTCATCACATCAGCCGTTATTTGACGAGACAACAATTCGTAAAGAATAGCAGTGTTCTTTATCTTGTTATGTTTAACATTTAAAGACATTTGAGCTCCAACTATTTTTTACTTTTTATCAATAATAAATATAAAACTTTCAAGAAATGTGTATTTAATCTACATCTTTTTCGTTTTTATATTCATTATATTCTTGTTCAACTTCCTCTACTTTCTGAGTTTCGTTAATTATAGCTTTTGACTTTTTACCCATTGTTTTTTTCAAGGCGTCAAAGTGTGCTAATGCAAGTGGTCTTCTGTTTTTAGTTTGTTTCCCTAATGGGTCACGACCTCTCGCTCCACTATCTTTGAATGGTTTGTTCATCTCTTTTGGACGACCACCTTGTTCATCTTCCGGCCTATCATCTTTTTCTTCATCTGGAAATGGGTCAAATATAGAACCTGCTATGGTGTCCGGTGGTATTTGGGCGTCATCTTGTCCGACTCCCACGGCTGCCATATCACTTGGTGTTCCAATTGCATCTCCTGTTTCCATTGGGTCATTACCTTCCATTTCAATCTGTGAGTGTCTGAATTTCTGTTTTTGGTCCTCAATGATTTGATTCTCAATATCAATCTTTTCTTTATCAGAAAAGTTAAACACATTATCATATACCCAATTGTAAGGTAAAATCTTATCACTAATCATATCACGAGCTAAGTTTACTTTCTGTCCAAACAATTCTATCTTCTCTTGTTCATACATTGTTGAAGGACTTGCTAACTCTAATTCAAAATTAACTAAGTCAGCGTCAGTATATCCTTGTGAATATAAGTGAACAACTGCTATCTTTGTTAATTCAGATATGATAATTCTTTGTATTCTTTCTATGGTTCTGGCAAATCTTACATCTTCTGCTGCGAGTGTTGCTTTACCGCCGACATTTTCATCAAAACCTAAGAATGCTTTTGGAACTCTTAGTGATGCTAATAATTTGTTTTTCAAATATTCAATGTCTTCTGTTGAATCATAGTCAATACCACCTAACTCATTGATTTCCGTTCCACTATCTCCACCTCGAACTGGCATAAAGAAATCTTCTGTTAAGTTTTGTATATTGTATTTAAGATTGTATTCACCTGTTGCTTCATCAATAACTGGTGTTTTCTTCATCTTGTTGATAATTCTTTGCATATAGTTATCAACCTCTGCTGGTGGTATATTACCAATATCAATCTTGAATACTCGTTTGGAAGGTGCTCTCATAATTCTGTGAATTAACATTGCGTCTTCCATAAGTGTTAATTGTTTCCAAATCTTTCTTGTAGATTCAATCATAGATTTACCATAAGGTAAGAAATTACTATCGTTTGCTAATCTAAAATGTGCGATTTGGAAGTTTTCAAATTCTATCTTTCCTTTACCACTTGGCTTTTGGCCGAAATACGGGTGTGCTCCTTCAATACTTTCTAAGTAGAACTTAGTGTAGTAAGGATTTTCAGGGTCTTCTCCCTCAGAACGAACTACTTCATAAGGTGATAATGGAACTACATTAGTAATACCATACTTTTCACTTATATCCAAGTGTAAAAAGAAATCACCATACTTGACCATATTACGAGTCCAAGGCCATAGATTGAACTCAATGTTCATAATGTCATAAAATAAATTGTTTAAAATTTCTTTAATGTTATCGTTATCTGATTTAATTGTGATAACTTGTCCATATTCACCTTTCATAGTTGATTCATCTGAATATATGTCTAATGCAGATGATATGATTGGGTCTGAGTCCATTGATTCATAATCTTTAAACAATGCTAATCTTGCCGCCATAATTTGATGTACGGTTGAATAACCTGTTCCAACTAAGTCTAAGTTGTTATGTAGTTTTGTATATCTGTCAACAAGATGACTTTTGACTTGTTTTTGCACTTGGTCCGTATCGGCAATCTTTAATTTTTTACCACCGACATTACGAACAATTACATTTGTTGCAAATAATCGTCTCAGTCTTCCAAATAATGTTGTATCAGCCATTTTTTACCTCACTTTTATAAGAGCCACGTTAGGTCCTCTTTTTCTTTTCCTGTGTCCCAATCCCAACTATCATTTTTCTTGATGTCGTCATTGGTGTATAAACCCTCATTGTCCATCATACGACTGAGAGTTTTCTTTGTTAATTCAACACCTTGTGTTCGTAATCTTAATGCAGTATCACGAACCCAAAGTCCAATAGCAAAAGACATTACAAGGTCATCATTGTATCCTCGCATTGCTTCTGCTCTATTATTTATATAGACGAAAGTCAGTAGTTCATCAATCAAACGATTTGAACGAACCACTACACTTTCCTCTCTAAAAAATTCTTCTAACTTACTAATAATTAGTGGTCTGGTCTTAGAAGTCGTTGAAAAACCAGCAACCATTTTCTTTTCTTCACGATAATGTTTATTCGTTACTTGATGTTGAACATCAACATATTGTAAGTCTTTACTTGTATAAAATAGATTAGGATAATCCCTATCTATGATTTGTTGGATTGTTGCCCAACCAATATTGTTGTTTTCTACAATTAGTAAAGCATCATTATATTCTGTTGCCACACTAACCAACATATTACCAAAATCTTTTGTATTGATACGACCTTTATATTCTGCTACTTGTGTTAAGGTTTCCAACTCAATCACGTGAAAAGCAGAATAGTCTGCACTATCTCCTCTACCAACATCAGCACACACAATATAATCTTTATTGTAGTTTGGTTGTTCCCAAACCCACATATTCGCATCAATACCTCTTTTTTCTACTGGTTCAGTACATAAATCTTTTCTCATTTTTTCCAAAATGATTGCGTCAATTACACCAGTACCAGAAGTCAAGAAGTCACAATCACACTCTTGAGCTGCTGAACTTGGACCAAGTAGTGTGTCTTGTTCTTTTCTCCAATCTTCATTTCTATCTGGGTGAACCGTCCAATGTAATTTGATTGGATTAAACATGCCCGTTGCTTCTTCTGCTTCTATCCAAGTTTTATGAAACCAATTACCCACACCATTAGGTGTTGATAATGCAATACAACTACCACCAGTAGTCAATGTAGATTGTGATGCTGTCCAAATTTCGTCAATCTTGTCAATAAATGCTGCCTCGTCTAATATCAATAATGACAACGCCTCAGAACGAGCTGCCTCTGGACCACTCGATACTGCTTTAATCTGAGAACCATTCATATATCGTAAGTTCAATTTATTGTCCTCAACACATCTTTGTTTTAACCAACTCGGTAAGTTTGCGTGCATAACACGAACTTTCGTAACTAAGTTTTTTGCTACCTCTTGTTTGGTTGCAATTACCAAAACATTTTTGTCTTGGTGAAAAGTCATTAACCACAAAGCATAACCAGCTGTTAAAGTTGAAATACCTAATTGACGAGCTTTTAAAATAATGTTAAACCTATTGTCTTTGAATTCATTAACCGACTTTTCCTGAAAGTCATACAATTCAAAAGGTATTTTCCCTTGTATCGGGTGTTGTATCATACAATATTTTTTCATAAAATATGCTGGGTCAGTAGCACATTTAATGTATTGTTGTTTGATTACTTCTTTAATTTGTTCTGCCATTAATCTACTATTTGACCTGCTAACTTAACTGATGTAGCAGTCATCAAAACTCCATATGTAAAGTATAACCATTTGTTTTCATACCATTTAGGTCTGACAAGTTTTACTTTTTGTTCAAGAAGTTTATTAGTGTCTTTCAGTAGATTAATTTGGGTAGTTTTATTCGAAATCAACATAGAGTCTATGTATGAATTTTCCTCATAAAGTTTGATTTGCTCCTCTAAATCCATTACCAACGAAACATTTAAACTATCTTTTAGTTGTAATTCTTTGATTTCGTTAGTAAATCCTAATACTTCTTCTTCTGTAAAAGTATAGGTTTTAGGTTCGTCAACCACTTCTTGAGAGAATAATGCTCCCATTAATAATATGTAAATAAAATATCTCATATATATAAATATATACTACTTACTGAATTTCTTCAAAAATTTTACTGCGTCATCAGCATTATCTTCTTTTACTGCTTCTGATGCTTGTGCAATTTGTTTTTTAGTAGTTGTAACTTTTCTTTTTAATTTAGCTACTTCTTTTTTATTTACTCTTTTCTTTGACTCAAGAACTTCAACTTCTTTTTCAAGTTCTTTAACTTCTTGGTCTTTTACTTTAATTTGTTTATCTAATTCTTTGACCTCTTTTTTCTTATTTCCACCAAAGAATAGGTTTAATATCGCTTGTATGATATTCATTATTGTGCTCCTTGTATTTCATTTTCTGCATTTTCTACGAGTTCTCTTTTTTCTCGTATGAAATCTCTTGCTTCTGAAATGGTTTTTTCAAATTCTTTTTCACCCATTTCCCATTTTTCTGATTCTAATTCTGGGTTATTAACACCGACTTGGTTAAACCACTCTTTTTTACCACCTGTTTTTTCAAAGTCGTCAATACTTTGTTCTAAATCTTTTAAGTATGCTTTTTGATTTTCTAACATCTTGGTTTTTGCATATTCCTCAAATGTTCCTTCAATTCGCATTCTGTTTTCTAATTCTACTTGACAATCAAAACAATGTCCTTGTGTAGACCAAAACTTTCTATCAAGTTTTTTCTTCATTGCTTTATCACACTTTGGACAAAACCAAGGCATTCTTACTGATGCCATTGTGTCTGTTAATTCTGATTTTCTTGTTTTACCACCAAGGTTTTCTTGTTTTCCTTCGTATCCTACTTGAACATATTCTTTTGTATGTTCTTTTCCTGACATCAAATCTTTTAATGCTTTATTCTGTCTTTCTGATTCTTTACTATAATTTGCCATATAACTCCTTAAAATCTTAAACTACCTAATATCTGATTGATTGGTGCGAATGCTCCTGTGAATTTGTAAATATTACCTTTGTATTTAAATACTAAACCCTCACTCGGAACAATTGAACTTGCTCCACCGATAGCTTCTAATTTTTCTATTTGTATTTTTAATTTTTCTAATTTACTAACATTGTCTGGTTTTTGTAAATCTGATAATGCTTTTGTGACATCTTGTCTTATTTTTTGAACTGCTTTATCTGGTGATACTGCCAAAAATCCTTGTATATTTTTTAATATTTCTGCACCAACTTGAAAGAATAATATTTCAAATGGTTTTATATTTTGCTTAAACATTTTGTTATGGTCAAGTTTATCAGTATTGATTACCCAATCAACAAACTTTGGATTGTCTTTAAAGTCTTTTTTAATATCTCCTATACTATATGATTTGTCAAAGAATGCCCAACGATTAGTTAAATTAATTAATTGACTGTCTTTTATGTTTACATTAAATTGTTTTGCTGCATTAAAAATATATTCTTGCCAAAAACTAATATGATATTCTGCTAATCTATCAGTATCACTTAATCCGTATTGACTTTGTAACTTATTTAATTTACTTAAAAATGTAGATTTCTTTTTACCAAAGTCTTGAACTTTACTCATTTTTAAAAAGTTTGGTCTACTAATTTTAAATCTTTTTTGTATATTTTGATTTACTTGTCTAATCATACCTTCTAACATACGAGCCCCTTCTTTTGAATAACCTTTTGCTCTACCACTTTTATCATATTCGGTAGTTCCGTGAAATACAATTTCAGCGACATCATAGTCAATTACATTTGCTGTTTTTGGATATATAACCTCTAAATTCATCCATTTAGTTCCATTACCAAAAACCTTTTTCTTTTGTGGTTCTGATAATTTTCCGATTGCCTTTTCTAAATCTTTCATCGCTCCTACAAAAGCAGTTTTAATATTACCTCTACCGGCAAACATACTGGCGATACCTGCGGTTGTTGGTGCAGTTTTACCACTATTTTTTAGATGACCTTTGTTTCTTGCTGCTTTTAACTTTCCGTCTACCCAACTTATCATTAGGTTTTGTCCGTCAAGTTTTTCAGACACTTTATCTTCACGATTTAATTTCCCTGCCAATCCATTAATAATTATGTTCTTCAAATCTGAAAACGTCAAATTATTATCATCAAATGGATGATTCATATGTCCATATGCTCCACCCTCTAATATTAAGTGTTCTTTTTGTAATTTTTTCTTTTTTGGTGTTGGATTTAGTGGGCCTTCTAAATACTTTCTTGATAATTCACTAAATTTTTTACTTGTTTCTTTAATTATTGTTTCTGTTAAGTCATCTGGTTCTTGTAAAGTAACAATCTTTATTGTTCTACCATTTGACATTTTTTTAGTTTCTATTGAAACAACTTTTGCTTTTGATTTAGAACTACGAATAATTTCTTTCTCTGACTTAAAATCACTTATCTCATCTCCGTCAACATATAAACCTCTAATTTTTCCTTTTGAGTTTGGTTTTATTCTAAATACAATTGATGTTTTGTTTTTAGCTTCTTCTTCAGGTTCATCAGCTTCAACTTTTGCGAAGTGTCTTGCTTCTCTATTACTTATACTGAATCCACTTGAACCGTGTCCTTCTTGGTCTGGTATTTCAACCATTTCTCCAATTTCAAATCTATCCAATATTATATCTGCTACATCATTATCAACATTTATTCCTCTTTCTATTGGTTTATTAATATTGTTGATAGTTTTGTGAGCCAAATCACTCATTCTTTCATTTCTTTCTCGGATTTCTTCTTCTGTTGTGTCTCCGTCCTTAATAGCATTTTGAATAGCTTCAAATCCACCATAATCTTTCCAACTTTCAATATCTGTTTCTAATTGTTTTTGTTCTTTTTTTGATAATTTCTTTTTTTGTTCTTGATATTGATTTTTCACATCTTGTGTAATTTTATCAATATCGTGACCTTGGTCTGCTTTATATTCAAAATCAGAAGCGAAATGTTCATCATCTTTTTTGTTTCTCATAACATCAACACCATTTTTCATATTTGGTTTTCTATCTGGTCTTGCTAATGCTTTCTCTTTTCTTCTTTTTGCTGCTTCTTTAGCTTTTTTCTTTTGTGCTGGTGTGAGTTCTGGTACTTTAAATTTAAATTTTGGTATTTTAAATGGTTCAAATGGTTTCTTTTTTGCTTTTGTTTTTGATTTACCTTTTGGTGTGCAACCTGTATCTGCTGGATTCTGTCCAACACCACACATTGCTTCTATAAACAAATCAACATCTTGTTCAAAACTTTCTTGAACTTTCTTAATATGGTCAACACCTTTTTTCACATCGTTTTTAACCAATAATGGTGATTCTTTCATTTTAGTAAATGACTCTTCACCAAAATATTTTACGATTTCAAATCCAAGATTCCCTAATGTTTTTCTCATTCTTTCTTTGTATTTAGGAAATGGATTGTCAACTGAGTCTGTATTTTTTCTATTTTGATTAATAGTTCTTCCGTGAGTTACGGTTTTAGTACGGTCTTTTTCATATTCATCTGCCATAATAGTAAACATCATATCTTCCGAATCTCTTATTGGGTGGTCAATTAGTTCATATCCAATAACATCTGCGTGTTCTGGTGATACTCGATAATAATCATCTAATGAACCAAAGAAATCATACATACCTTCATCAGACATATCACTTGCTTTAAAATGACTTCCAAATCCACTAACTTCTTTCATTAATTTTTTTACTTGTGGTTGTTGAAAAAATTCAAATAGTTTTTTAAATTTGTTTGTCATCATAGTATAAACACCTTTATCAAAGTATCCGAATGTTTTTTTAAATATTTGTTCTCTTTTTTTGTCATCAAACTTTGGACTACCTAATAAATTACGAATTTCTGTTCCACTTGATATACCACTAACTTTTACAGTTGGTGCTGTATAAATATATCCGTGTTCTTCAAATCCTTTTAGATTGTTTATATTTGATTTTAAATCTTGATAATAAGTTAAACCACCTGATTTTTTCTTTCCACCTTTTAATCTACCAGCGTCTTTTGCTCCAAACACATAAACCACTGCTGTTGTATCTTTGTTAAATTTTCTCAATAAATTGTTTGCTACATAAGGAACTCTTTCTTTAAAGATACGATTCTTTGGAACACCCATTTTTACCATATGACGAACTTTTTCATTAAAGTTCATTGGGTGTCTTGGTGGTTGTTTTATATCTGATGTTGTGATGTATGCTTCTCCAAATTTACTTTGTAGTGCGTCAAACACTTTCTTGTGATGTGGGCCAAAAGGCTGAAATCTACCTGGATAGACTGCTATTATTTTTTTAATTTTTGATTTTTGTTCGTTTACTTTTTTATATCCACTACCATAAGGAACTGATGTATTTCCTTTCTTTTTCATTTTTTTAACTCTTTTACGACTTGGTGAAGGAACATCACCCGCACCTAATCCGAAGAAACTTTCGTTTTTCTTTTTGGTTTTCTTTTTCATTTGGTTGATGTAAGCACGATAGACTGCTGCTTGAGCTGTCTTACCCATTTCTCTTGCTCGTTGTTCCATAGCAACTGCTGCTTGTATTTTATGAGCGTGTTTCTTACCACTATTACGAATTTTACTTACTGATTTTTTTGCGTCATCTACGGTTGCAAACTTTAATCCGTGTATCGTTCCTTTTGGATTTTCGTCTGTGTATAAGTCTGAGTGTGATTTAGAACCTCTATGTTGTCCTTTCTTTCTTGGAATTCTTTTTGCTTCTGTTTTATGAAATGGATATTCGTCATCAACACCTTTTCTGTCTGAGTCTGGTTCTGTTGATGATTTCTTTGTGGTTTTACTCGGTAATAACTTTTTATCGTTTTTGACTTTTCTAAATTTTAATGCGGGACGACCATTAATTAATAAATCACCTTTCTCATTGTAAGTGATTGA